GACCGTTGCCGGTGACTGGCCGGATTCGACATCAACGACGACCAAACCTACGAGGTACTTAGACATTGTTCAGACTCCCTTGACTCGCACAGGGCGCGCACCACGGCGCACGACGCGAGTCACTTTTGCCAGCTCGTTCTTGCTGAGTCCAGCAACAACCGCCGACGGAATTTCGGTGCCCTTGAGCAGTTCGAGAACACGCTCGGGGCCGACGAGATCAATCCAGTTCTTTTTTGCTGCCTTGACGCTAGGCACCGCGCCTACCGTCACTTCCCAGAGATCGCCGTACAGAGTCTCGGCGGTGTCAATGTCGTCAGACACTACCTCACGGGCGGTAGACTTGAGTCCGTCCAACTCGCGCTTCACGTCGGCGTGCAGGCGGTGAGACTCACCGAGTGCGTCCGCAAGACGCGCCTTGTCGGACTTGTTGAGCGGATTCGTTACCGCCTTCGGGATCTTGACTGACTTGGAAACTTTCTTAGCTGTCCTGTTCATGATTTTCTCTCCGTTCTCCGTCACAACAAGAAAGTAACACAACGCTCTCATCTGTCAACGAATACGCACGAATTCGGGCGAAAAAAAACCCGCCGAGGGGGCGGGCTTTTTACAGTTGTATTAGGAGCCAGAGCATCTTGGCGTAATCCGCCAGTTTTTTTACCAGGATTTTCACCGCAATGCGTCACCAAGTCGGGCTTTGAACTCATCTGCTGTCATGAACTCCACGGTTTCCTGTAGATCGCCCTTAGCGGCTAATTCGCGGTATAGATCGTCATAGCTACCCCCGTGAAACTCAGGGCGGCAAGGCGCGGTAGCGGCCACTAGCTGACCGCTACCTTTCGAGTCAAAACACAGTACGTGCTGCGTCTGGTCATTCACTTTCAGGGTTATCCGGTAGAACATCGTTCTCATCCTGTTCCCGTACCTGCTTGATGATTTCCTCGACCATCTGAAACAGATACTCTCGCCCGCTATCTTGACAGCCGTTGCCGACGCCGTTGAGCCCCACTTGCGCGACTAATGCGCCGTAGAGATCAAGTGCAACCTCGTTAGCCATTGCGCCTTGCTTGTACCCACTGATGACGTGGAACCCGCGTTCGTCCATAATAAACGTGATGGCACAGCTTGCGTTAATGGATTCGTCCTTCATCGTCGTCTCTCCTTCGCCCGGTGTTTGTACTTGAGCCGCTTGTCGATTCGTCGCCCTATAATCACCGCCACGGGTCCGCTAGTTATGATTGCCAAGCAAATAACCAAATAGTCGGTGAGCCGGGTGGTGAGTAGTAATGCTAGCGCGTCCAATTCATCCTCTGTTTTCCGTGGAATAAACGGGGGCGGCAAGCCGGATTACTTGCCGCCCCCGTTGTCACGGCAGCGGGGGGCGCTAACCGTGACAGACTTTGCTCATGACCTCGGCCAGACTGGTGTCCGAGTTCCAATGAGCGTCAACCTCAAGCCCGAGTTCAGGCATGGCGGGGACTGGGCTGACAGACTGCAACTCCTTGATATTGACGTAGCCCAACTCAGGGAAGCCCAGATCGCAAAGGCCGAAGGCTGTACCCGTCTCGGCGTCGTACTCGGTGATGTACCAAGTGCCGATTCCGTAGGGGTTGAATACCTTCAGCGGAACTTTCACATCTTTCGCCTCGATTTCCTCGTTGGCGTACAGATGGGGGAGTTGTTCGAGTGTTTCTTTGGGTATGTTGAACATCTTTTGTTGCTCCGTTGTTTCGCTCACAGAACAAACATAAAGCAACTCAAGGGCGATTCAAGCAAAAACTTTCATTTTTTTTCATGCCTAATATCGAGTACATAGCGAACGCGGAGTCTCGTAACTCAACAATCAAATTGCCATCGCTGTCACCGCAAGGCCATTGGCTCGGTGTGCAAGGATCAGTCGAAAGCCCAACAGCAGCTCGCAAGGCGACAATCGGGTCGGCTGCGGTTAGCTCACCGTCATTGTCTGCATCCCCGCATAGCGGCAACTGAATGTCCCTACAGCTAGACTGTTGAGCATCAATCGGCGTCTCTGGCGTTGCTATGGGGTCCGCGTTTGGGTCTGCAATATCAGTCAAGGTCACAGACACGCTAGGTATCACAGTGCCAGACGACAGGTAGTTGCAGCGCACGATTTCCGTACCCACATCAATATTGACACCCGTTGCCGAAATAGCCCCCATGTTAATGTTGTTCCCGTCTTCGGATGTCGCGTTCAGCCCGAAGCCCGAGTTGTAGACACAAGACCCCCCGACCCAGCCCTGCGGCGGCCCTGCGTCTGGATACGAGAGGTTGCTGGTCAGCGAAATAGCGGCCACAAGGCCGGGCGCAAAAGTAGACGAGAACGCGACGGTACATTCACGCGAACTAACGAATCCGTCGGTCGTTGTAGTGACGTTCCGTGCGGTAGTGCTCGTTGTCTGCGTAGTGGTCGTGCTGCTCACTACAGGCCGAGTAGGCACGGTCGTCGTGGGCGTCGTTGGAGGCGCGCCGCCGTTTGAGTCGCTATCCGAATCACTGTCTGAATCTGAGTCCGAATCGCCGTCTGAATCTGAGCCCGAATCACTGTCTGAATCTGAGTCCGAATCGCCGTTGTGACTAGCCGCTGGAATGGAATTGTCGTCCCGTGGATCAGGCGCAGACGCCACGCCTTGCCCCGTAGTTGCGGCGATAAACACCAATAAAAACAGTACCTTAATGAGTTTCATCTCTTAGCTCCGTTTGACTTACCGTGATTTACGCAATTTCCGCGTGTTATAATCAAGAATGTGAAGAAAGTTGACCCCATTATAGACTACGAGATACTACGTGCCTATGACGCGATCTGCTTCCCTGACGACTACCGCATCAAGCCAACCGCACATGAGACTTGGTGGATTGACAGCAACAAGGGATATTGCGGGTTATCCCCTTCATCTCAATACCGAGACTCTGTTTATCTTTGCCGCGCCGGTGTCCTGCCGACTGAGCGCGGTAAAGGACTACAGCGTCACTATATTCACGTCCGTTGTTCTCATGCCCGTGTACGTGGATATAAATACGTACTGACTGATTGCACGCCAGATAACATTGCCTCGTGCAACAATCTTATTCGCTCCGGCTTCTTACTGTACAACCCCAGCCGTCCGTGGGCCTTGTCGCGTAGTCTTTACTGGTACAAATCACTTTAGACAAGACTCGACTTGATGTGTATGCCGCCGTCGAGTTCGCGCAGGTGCCTCACTAAAGACGAGCCGTCTTCTCTGCGTAGGTCAGCAATCAGGCGTCCGTACTTGCCTCGTGCAAGCTCACGTTCGCCGTCCGTGGCTAGCCATAGCGGAAAGCCATCGCCTATCCATTCCTCTACGGCGATCTTGGCTTTAAGCCCCTTCTCTTTTTCCTCGCCCCGGACTTCCCAGATATTGAGGTCCGCAAGACGTATTCTGTCCGTTACTGTGGGTAGTCCAAACGCCTTTCCGGCCAGTATGATTTGACAGTCAAAAGTATCGCCGTCAATCACGCGCATGACTCGGCATGGTAAATACCACGGTGCTGTATGTAGCATTGTGATCTCCTCAAGAGTTTAATTTTCTTTTTACGGGTTCCTTGCTGCCCAAGACGAGCGACAAGCACTCGTCTTTTTCAGACCAGCACAGAATCGCGCCCTTTTGTCCATCGGACTCATCCAGTGCCGCTTGTTCGGACTCGTCGTTGATGATCGAGACGTGAACCAACATCATGCTTAGCAGGGAATAGACAATGCCGTACAGCCCAGACCGGATTTCTGGCGTAGCGTCGCTGAAGAACGCCACGCAACGCCCACATACCGTTGTGCCGATGAGCCAGCCGTCACGCTCCCCCATATCGGTGTATCCACTGGCGCAGCGTTCATCCCTATCATGACAAATCGCGCAACAGGCATCGTCGGGTTTGACACTGGACGCTAGCTTAAAGTTTCTTGCGTTTAGCATGGTATTTCACGTCACCTTGGCAAACATAGAACTGGGCGTAATACGGCCCCTCAAGTTTATGAATAGCCCCGCAATCATCACACTTGATGGTTTCGGCCATCGTCGTCAGTTCACGCCGCCATGATCTTTTTCGACGCAGGAAATCATGAGGGAGGCAACTGCCGCTTTCATGAACGCGCACGTCATGCGCGAGTCGGTCGTATTGTCCGGTTCTTGGGTCCGTTCGAGCAGGTCCGCGATGCTCGGGCATACCCTTATCAGTAAGCTAAGCGTCTCGGTGGAATTGAATTCGAGACAGTCGCCAATCTGGCCCAAGTATTCGTGGAACTGCACGACCAGCAAGCGCATACTTTCTTCGACGCGAGGCGTTACCTTCATGCCATCTAAGATAGTTGGGTTTTCTTCTAAGAGCGCTCTGAGCTGTATCGCTTCTTTGCTATTTTTCATGTTCCGCTAGCCTCACTATTTTAGCTACGTCTGAGCCTGTTATTTCAGGGCGGTCTGAGTATCGGCTGATGCTGCACGATCCTTCATGCCGCTTGACGCTTTTACGTATTCGTCGCAAGCACTCATGCCTCATATGTCCGGGCACGAGACGTTCTACCGCGCCGTGTACATCTAAGCCAGATACATTTGGATGATTAGCTGACACCGGGCGTCCTTTTTCATCTCTCGCATATGCACCCTTGACCAAGTGGCCGTCTATGTAGTCGGCTACGTCAGTTAATGCACGGCGAATGTCCGCCGAGGTGTACAAGTAGCATACAGGCATCTTGGGTCAAGATTTTCCGACGTGATTGTGCGTAACGCGAAATGAAAAAACTAACTCATATATGTTAATATCCGTCATATGGCAGACCGTCCTGACAAATGGTGCAAGCAGTCGTTGATTGATTGGGGCGTTGATACAACGCACGAGATCGGGAGGTTCCCGCAAAGCCGCGAGGTTCCGGCAACCACGGCGCGGAAATTATTTGGCACGTTTTCACGATACATAGATCAGGTCAAAGTTGCCTACGCGATCAAATACGGCGCACTGCCTGAGATTGAACTTGTTGGCGGTAGCGCGGTAATCGAAGAACCCGAAGCACCTAGCCTACAAGTTGACGAGAAGCCGCCAACGGATCTGCGTGACGACGTTGTTGTGGTCTTGCCTGACACGCACTTCCCTTTCCATGACCCCGAGGCCGTAGAAGTTGCCATGAGAATCGTCGAGCACTACCGGCCCGGACGAGTTGTTCACTTAGGCGACCTCCTGGATTGTGGGCCGTTTTCATCTCACGGCGGAAACACTATCGACGAGGTACGTAGCTACGATTTCGTCGAAATGGAAATCAAGCCAGCCCGCGAAATGATTAAACGCGGCTTGAAGGCGTGTGGGCACTGGGTGCAATCCGACGGCAATCACGAATACCGCGTGCAACGCTCGTGCATCAAGCACGGCATACCCGGCGTAGAGCTGTACAATGCCACTCAACCAGAAAAACTGCTGTTTGACGGTATACCGGACGCGAGATTCACACACATTCCGTACATTAAGTCCGTCAAGGATTCGTCGCATGGTTACTGGATAACTCCTAACTTGCTAGCGGTGCATGGGTGGAGTTTTTCCCAGAACGCTGCCGCAACGCACCTGCGATACGCCAAATCGGTATCGGTAGTTTACGGTCATTGTCATCGGGTTGACCTTGCAATGGAGCGCTGTCCAATGACCGGGCGCATTATACAGGCTTTCTGCCCCGGTACGTTGTCGCTATTACAACCAATCTACTTCACTGACGGTAGACCTACATCGTGGGTGCAGGGCGTATCGGTAATTTTCATCTCTGAGAACAACCCGGAGGATTGGACGCAGTATCAAATACAGATACATGATGGACGTGCGATCTTACCTGACGGCACGGCAATCACAGCGTCCTGATAATGTCGGTAGCGTCCTCTAGGGACTCCGCAATGAATGTTGAGGGTACACGTACCCAAGCAGAGTGTGCCCACGGACCTTCATTGTCGATGACCGTTACGATTGGGATATTGCGGCACTTGGCATAGCCCAACTCGACAAGGCTACCCAAAGAGGCCGAGTTAGCCCAACGGGTGTTGAGAAGGAGCACGTCGGCACGGTCAATATCGTAGAGATCGCGTGCGATTACCGACTTGTCATCGCTGAAAAGATTGTCGTATCCGTCCATGAGGCGGTCGCCGTCAGCGTGCATTGAAATCTTCCCTCTCAATGGATCTATGCACTCGAAGTCGGTGTATTCCAGTAGTAGTGCCGCGTGATTACGCCAAGCTGTTGCTTGCGAGACAGTCAGCCCGTTTATCGGACCAGCAAGATAAACCCTACGCATATTTTCCCCTATATCTTTTTAACAGTCTGCATCCATCGGTCATCTGGGCACGGTGCAACGCGGTAGGCGTAGTGAAAATTACGACTCTTGTCGTAGTCACAACGCCACGTTTCTACATCTTCGTCCATGACAGGCTCGTGCTCGAAGAAGAATACGCGCCCGTGCTTGTCAATCGCTAGGAACTTGGCCCATGCCGGTTTCCACACTTTCACCGTCATGTATTCGCGTGAATCGCCCATTGCGAAATCAACCGGCTAGGTAATATGCGATTGCAAGACCCGCAACCATCGACAACGTAAACAGGTTCAGGAGAAACCCGCTACGTTGCAACGACAGAGACTTTCAAGCGATAGATTCGATTTTCTCGATAAGCGCGTAGATCAAGTTGAGACGCTGGTTCATGTGATCGCGTAACTGGTCAATCATGCCGACAATCTCGTTCGCATTGGCCTCGGTTGATTGTGCGACTCGTGCCGACAACGCCTCTAGGCGCTGCTGCACCCCATCGAGATTAGTCAGCTCTGCCGACAGATTGTTCATGGCATTTTGTACCTGTGGTGATACGGACATTTACTTTACCTCTTTAGTCATTCGGTTAAGAACAGAATCTACGTTCCCGTGTACCGGACGGTCGTCAATCAGTACACCTTTTTCCGCACAGTCGATAAGAATAGCGCAACAGGACATTGCATGAGCTAGGTGCAGGCACCCGGACTCGTCAACGTCTTGTCCGTCCCAATACCGCAACAAGTGTCTTATCATGGCGTTGTAGTACACGGATGCCGTCACGCCCGCCTCGCGGTAGTTCATTATGCCATACTTATCGCCGCCAGTTTTACAGGCGGCCCCCATATGGACTAGCGCGCTGGGCGGAATGTGGTGAAACGACGGCTTGCGCTGCCCAATGTCATGCTTCGGGTTCTTGACCGTTTTCGAGTCTTGTTTGTTCGGCAAGGATCTCAGCCCCGATCAACTCGATTGCTGCATCGAGCAGTTTTAGAATTTCGGACTTTTTGCGGCGCTTGGCGTCGTTGTACTTTTCGAGAACGTAACTTGACCCGATCTCGTCTATCTCGCCGGGTTTACAGACAAGTGACGCCAGTAAATCCACTAGCTGCCGTTCTAGCCGCCACGCCACCTCTGGTCTATGAGGCGGACGCGCCAACCAGTGAGCGGAATGAACTATAGCACCCTCAATGTCGAAATACGCGGCGGCTTTCTTGACGGGATCTACGCGACGCCCCTCGTCGTCACGGGCGAAATCCTTGCGGCACCAACCCGCGTCAAGTTTATCTCTGGCTGAAGTTAGGACATCAATCGGACTTACTATCTTTTTTCGGGGGTCGCCCACGCTTGACATTCTCTTGGTTCAGTAATTCCTCAAACTCACTGACTGTCATGTTGACCTTATGATGCTCGCCGGTACGGTCACGGTACCAAGTGTACTCCTTGCTGCCACCCGGCAATGTCTCGTGCCAGTATTCGCAGATGTCGTCAGCCGCGATGCAGTGGTGGGGGCTGCCCTTTCTACCCGCCATGCCTAACTTAATGAATCTCAAGAAATCCTCCCGACCGCCGGATGAGCGGCCCGCTGTTGTTGTATGTCAGTGGTACTGAGGAATAGTCACAGTTGGAATATTCATCTCTCGTGCTTGTGCGATCATGTCGTCAACAGCTCTGTCGCCAGGAAATGCGACCACGGCTGAAAGCCCCTCGTCTAGCGCGGCCTTGATAATGCGTGAGTTTTTAACTGTGTAGGCGGCGGCGAATACGGCTAGGTCTGTAGACTGGACCTGATGGATTTCGACTGAGTTTTTTTTACACCACATCCGAGCAATGCGATCAACGCCGAAATCATCGCCACAGAAAATCTTACTGATAGGGTCATCCTCGTGAATCCTATCTAAAACGCGATAAAGCGTTTTGCGATCTCTATAATTAGAACCGCCGCACACGATAATGTTTCGCACACCTACAGTCTAGTGACTACTTATGCGTTCGACAATGTATGCGAGCGTCGCAAAAAACATGACCAAGGACACAGCAAGGACAAGCATATCGCGCCTGTAGTTAGTCTTCTTCGACAGGGTACTCTTGTGTGTCACCTAAAACCCACCTCAGCGCCGCGACCACGCCGTCCTCGTAAGTAAGACCTGTGTAGCTTGACGCCAACGTGCCGCCTTGCAATTCGGCCTTGCCAGCACATTCTCTGATCTCTGTTTCGTCTTGCACTTTAATTATGTGGGCCTCTCACCCACTCGGGGATATTGTGCTCTGGAGGAGACTGTACGACGTTGCAACGCATGGTGTCCTTACCCGACTGCCGTGAGCAAGAACAACAACGCCGTACACGAGTACGTGAACCCAAATCCCTAAACAATTCACGTACCCGGAAAGCACGATATGCTTATCATGCGTGGAACGCACTAGTCAATTTTTTCTGAGATCCATGTGCGTAAGTTTTCCGGCAGGCGTATTTTCATTTCTTTAGCGATTTGATTGATCCGCAAGGCGCACGCTTGGTCGTTACTCAACTCGTAGCCGTCAAGTGCGGCGGCAATATCGAGCATAGATTGCTGCATCAGTGACCGTACCCAGAACAGGTTTTGTATCTCGGCCTGTGAGAATGTGGCGTGAGCACCCTCGGCAGTCTTACTGATTACTTTTTCATATGCTCGTTTCATGAGGTGAAAAGAGCATTATCAGTATACGAGAGCAAGAACGCCCACAGGAACCACAAAAAGATTATGAGATAGATGAAGGCCGTACAAAAGGCCGCGAACAGCTCAATCGTAGATTCTACGAAATGCCTGAACAGGCTAGTCCGATGTTTTTCGTTCTCCGGCATCGAACTGTTCCTCGTGTATGTATCTGGTTGGCGTCTGGCAACTGAAACAGCGGAATTGCCAATCGTATCCCAGTGCGCCGCAGGACTGACAGGAGATCATCGTGCGGTAGCGTGAAGCTATAGCCGTAATCGTCGCATCTTGCCTGCGGCGCACTGTCTGAGCCCTCTTAAGGAAATACTGGACGATCTCGGACATGGGCAAACGCTCGTGCTGCCAATTCCGTATCTCGTCCAGCGTATCAGGCATTACTCTTTTTCGGGTTCTGTATCGGACTGAGGAATAGCGAAACGCGGGGCGGGAGCTTGAGCCGGATAGTGAATCTCTAGCAACTGCCGTAACAGTTTACGCAACGAGCCCTCATTGCCGTAAGCAAGGCAGTGCTCAATCCCCTCTCTAGTGATGTTGGACATTTGTGTAACCTCCTACAAAGCCTACTAATTATATTAGCACGTCAGACGCCTTTTTTTTTCTTGGGCATCTCGGCTGAGCATTTCCTGCACGTCGCGCAAAAGCCCTTATTTCTGTCAATGCCGCAGACATTGCAGAACTTTACGGGCTCCGGCTTTTTCATTTCTTCTGTCCAGTAGGCTTCGACTTCAGCACTCGGTTGATGACCGAGATTTCATCTTTCAGCTCCACTACAGCGGCCCTAAGCGCATCAACGACGCCGTTGATCTCGACGAGGTTGTTAGGGAAGTTAGAAACAGCGTCCTGTAGGTCACGTACAGTTCTCAGTAACTCGTTATTCCCCTGTTCACCGAGAGCGAATAACGGCCACATCCGAGTTCTGACTTCCTTGATCTGGTCCTCGTTCGACTGCGACTGAGCCATATTCCGCGCATCGAACATTTCGTTCTGCGAGACGCGCCCGCGCAACGTGTTCAGTTGTTCTTCAAGATCCGCGACCCGTGCCTTTAGTCTCACTCTACTCACCTCGTTCGTCTTCGAGGTCAAGGATACCATCGGGGTTGAAGAAAGTTTCCTCGATGGACTTCCCGATAGCGTTGGCGATTGTCATGGCGTCCTGCACGTTCGGCATCCACTTGCCATCACGAATACGGACCACGGACGAATGATGAATCTTTCCCTCACTGCGTCGGGCGATCTCGCTACAGGTGATTTCAGTTTCTTCCATCGTGTACGCGAGTGAGTTGTTCCACTTACCCCTATATCGTTTCCCCATCACTAAACCTCCTACACCTCGGACATAAGGTGGTCCTATTCTTTATTTCTTGCAGATACCGGAAAACAAACACCGGCCAAAACGTGTCGCAATTTGTACAGCGTGCATGAACCGGCGGGCAGTTGGGACATTGGGTGTTCCATACGTGGTCACATACCAGCGTATCGAGTTCGGTTCGCCCCTCAGCCAGTTGGTCTTGTAACAGACCCAGAATATTTTGCACAGACAAAAGCACTTTGACGACGAGGAAACGCACAGTCATCAGTCTTGATCTTTATTTTTTCCAGGACGTGAGTTTTGGTTGATCGTACCGTAGGTGTCGTTGAGGTACTTGACTACTCGCTCGCCGTTGTGTGACAGGTCAGGGTAGCGTTGCCTGAGTTCCGCTAGAAAGCTACGCCAACGACGCAACTGCCAGTTTGTATCGAAAAGTAAGTAGTCTCGAATTGGTATCCGCCGCACGTCCTCATCATCCTCATCAACGATCAACTCAAGGTCTAGCTCGTCATCCTCGACGGCATCGAGGAAAATATCTATGTCTGCGTCAAGGCTATCGACAACTGGTCCCTCGTGATCGTCAGGAACGGGCGTCTCGATGAGATCAATGCGTTTCTTGCCAGCCATAAGCAACTGAGTTCTGTCAGGGCATTGTCTGTAAAGTCTGACAGGACCGAATATGCTAGATTTAACGAGTCAGACGGCAAAAACCAATCGCAGACTCCGATACGTTCGACAGGCAGCGAGGATAGGTAGCGCGGGTGGCGGGTGATTGTCACTTGTCCCCGTTCGGGGCCGTAGCGAGTGACTACGTAGTGGGTGACTGCCCCTCGGCTCATGCGCTTCGCGGGTGCTGAGCCGAGGGGCCTCGGCGTGAGAGACGACGGCAGTGGGTGCATAAGCCGCCTCTCACGGAGTTGGAACGGGAGGTGGCGGTGAGGACCGACTGGAAGGACCGTGGCGAACCCCCTCTTGGATAACCCGCCCTCACCACCACCAAGCCTAGACGCACTGACTCAGTAATTCCTGCATCAGTGCCATCGCCTGAGCCTTGTTCAAGGTAAGCGTGCCCTCGAACCCATCCTTGCCGCCGAAGGTGCCCTGTAGCGTGCCGACAGAGGACGATTTCGCACCCCCAATCTTGAGCCGAATCGTCTTGGCGGACTGTCGGGGCTGGTCCTCGGACTTGCGCTTAGCCTTCTTCGGCTTACGTGCCGACGAAGCGGCGAGCTTACGATGCTCAGTCGGCAGCTCGATCTGATGCTGGACGAAAAGACTTTCGGACTTTTTCCGAAACTCGTTGTCTTCGCCACTAGGGCACGTTCGTCCGTAGCGCCAGTTGTCCAGCGTGCCGTGCGACACGCCGATCAGCGAGCACACGTCTTTGCGGGACAGGTTGTGGTTTTTCGTGAGTGAATCGTAGAGGTCAGCAAACCTCTGGCAAAAGAACTCATCGGGCGTAATCATTGTCTCTGAATCTGACATACAGAACCTCGGCAGTAATTCGATTTGCTCGTAGCGACAAACAAACTATAGATTGTTACGCACAAGTCAAGGTCTAGTTGTTATTTTTCATGCTGTGAGCATCGCACTAACCAGACGTGACAGGAACGCCGTTCTCGGCCTGTCGTCATCGGCGGCAAGCTCGTTGACGCGGCTGACCGTCTCGGGGTCTAGCCGAGTCCACACGCCTAGCACTTTTTCCCCGCCATCTCTTTTCGGGATGTTCAGCTCGGAGCCTGATTCATACTGCCTCACGCCTGTTCGGACCAGAGCCTCAAGCATCTTCGTTCGTGATCGCACATCCTCACGGCATTTCTCATCGAGACGGTTGAACATACATTCCGTCAACGGAATCTGTACGAGCATCTTTTCGTCCGCACCCGGTTTCTTGACTCTTGGCATCTGACTTACCTCCTGAGTTTTCATGTGTGCATAAAGTAGTAACCGGCACCATAATGTCAAGACTTTCACAGCCAAAAGACAGCAAAAACGTGCGGATTCCGCCCTTTTTGACAACGCCAAGTCAAAATCAAAAAAACGTAATGAAATCAAGCACTGTGCGTAGAGGTCTTGACAGATAGCTTTTATTCATGCACTTATTTCTTTAGTTTAATTTATATAAATTATATATAGGCGCGTAGCGCCGTTTATCTGAGAAACAAAATTTATTTTCAAGACCTACTACAGACAGTCTTTAATTTAATTTAATTATTTATATTAAAGGCTGTTAGGCTGAAGGTCTGTCCGAAATCCACGGAGCAATCATGGACTGGGATGGCTTTGACGAAGAACCCGAATCTATCGACACGGACAGTGGCAATAAATCACCGGGCTGGTTCTACAACGCAGTGCGCGACTGGGCTTTCGGAAGAAACGACTGCTCAGAAGCCCATTTTGTTTTCTGGAGAGTCTGTCAGAAGCACGCACGGGAAGGCGGGAAAGATCAAGCTGTTGTTTTAGCGGCAATAGAAAAGCTATCCGAGCTGCCTAGCAACTGGCGAGTTGGGAAGCGTGAATTTGAGGAAGCGCTTGTTGACGAGATAGCTCGCCATAAAAAGCCCAAAACTCTGTGCTCAGTCTGCAAGAATGTCGGAATGGTTACGGCCTTGAAGAATCCAGTCGAACCCAGAGACGATCAGCTTTATTCCCAGGCTGTATTCTGTGCCGAATGGCCGACTGTCAACCCGAATGTCTGGAGAGTTCCAGTTGTATGCACTTGTGAATGGTCACAAGCACTTCGTGATGCCGAGGTAGAGATCCCTTACGACCTCATGCTTCAAGACATCCGAGACAACTTAGATAACATACCGGAGACGAACAAGTGGAATGAGCGCGGAATTTTACCGCTACCCGACGCTAATCAAGGATTCATCGACTACGTATGTAAAGTAGGCGTGCGTTCAGAGTGAACGGAGCGATTCGCAATAAACGGCGTGCGTATCCCGAACGGCCTTCGACAGCTTGTCGGATAGGTTCCGTTCCTCTACGATTTGCGTGACTTGAGAAACGACCTGTCTTTGCAGTAATCCGGTGTTCAGCTTCGCGTGCTTACGTATCAGCCCATGCACGACCGCGAATTTTCGACACGCCTCGAAAAGTTCTTTATAAGCCTGATGAGCCCTAGCCGTTCGGCTAGGGCTAAGCTCCTGGTCCATGATCTCCTCCTTGTGGCTAAACGGTTACTGCGGCGTAATAGCCATTCGCCTTTGCGTATGACAATGACTGGCGCAAATTCCACGTTTCCGCGTTGTAACAGAAGACCCAAGTCTTCTCATCCTCGCAGTAACGATACCAGCGAAGTTTGCCGACCTGAGCGTACTTAGTGGTTGACATATCAGTGCCTACAACCGAGTACACCTTCTTGAACTGTTCGTGGCCGTGGTTTTTGTACTCCACCCACGAATCATACTTGTCTTCATCGAAAGACTTTTCTTCGTAATTCATTTCCTTGCCTCCATGCTCAAATAATAAGCACGACGTTGGGATTGACAAGTATGTACAGCAAAAAAAATAGCCCCAGCAGGACTCGAACCTGCGACCTACGGATTATGAGTCCGCAGCTCTAACCGACTGAGCTATGGGGCTATTTGTCATCAAGCGCGACGCCGAACAGATCATCAGCGTTCATCATTCGTTGCACGATGAAGCGTCGGCCATCGGATTCTACGTGAGGCATCATCTCGTACAGGCCAGTCAAAGCCATAGACGAGGCCCCTTGGTAGTCGCCTATAGCGGCTAGCTTCTTAGCTGAAGAAAGGTAGTATTCGATAGTGCTTGAGTCTGGTTTTTTCATACTATTCACCGCAAACAGGGCAAATGCGGTCTTGCGCTTGAGTTAGATCGTCCATCAGGCCGTCCGCGCCGAGACGCCTCACGATCTCCCTACCAGTGATTGACCACAGCCTTTCGTAATTGGAAATTCTTGCGATGGCGTGCGGGATCTCATCGCGGTCGCGGTGAAACCTGCGATGTGCCATGTTTCGCTCTATCTTGTTTGAGGTAGTTTTGCCTTCTTGGATGATTCGTAAGTACACCGATGACCCATCAAGTGAACGCAATGCGTCAAGCGCGTGGCTACGGACCTCTCGGATCAACGTATCCCACTTATCGAAGTGTTCGTCTTTCACGACGTACCCTCATTGGTGCCAGAGGCGGGACTCGAACCCGCAAGGCCGAAGCCGGGGGATTTTAAGTCCCCTGCGTATGCCAGTTCCGCCACTCTGGCTTTCAGTCCTCATCTATCGGCTCATCGTGCCAATACTGAGGATCAGTCAGTACGTCCGATCTATAGCTGCTCAGCTTGACCTTCTCGCACTTTTCACAGACTCGACAGAGGTAGAGTCCACGCGCATCGTATTCATCCCAAGCCTCAGCCGGGGTACAAACATGATCTTCGATATTCTCCATTGGGAACCTCCAGTGCCACTAACAAGATACAGCAAGCCGGAAATCTGTCAATGCTTAAATTGTGCTTTTAGGCAGTGTTGTACGCCACCGCGATGCTTCTTGCCAACATCGCAAAGTGACCTGTTCTCTAAACGTGACATTGGTGATGCCGCCAACGCTATCGAGATATAGAGCGAATCTAGCTGCGGTACGTCTACGTATGGCTGCTGGTGGCATTGGGCAAGACATCGCTCGTGCGATGACTAAGCCGTACTGACGAGCAGATAACACAGCCCGTTTAATCGGCCACTGGTCGTATGTGCTGAGGTTGGTCAAGAGCAAACGCCTGAAGGTCGGTCCATGCCACGGCTCCACGTCTCTATGTGCATAACAGTAATATGGGGCTATCACATGACAGCACTCATGTATTAAGGTGTGGACTCCTGCCGAGGGGGACAGCTTTATTTGCGCTGGTCCGCCGAAACTCCTGACGGAATCGGGTCGTGAAATAAATTTCACTTCAGGTATCGGCACGCAGTAATCAGCGCACATCTTATAAACTAGCCTGTGGACAAAATCCCTACTCGGAATGGCTGTGTCGGAAAAGTTTTCATGTTCCCATTCGTAGACTGACGCACGCTCGTAATCACGCGGCATTTTCTTGGGAAGTGGTGAGATAGGTGGAGATAATTGCACGCGAACATATTGATAATCTGTGCGCCTGTGGGCAAACAGGTTGTACCCAGTGACGAATCGAGTAAAGCAACCCGGTCGCTCCTGGAGATCGCATGAAAACAAAACCGAAAGTCGGCGGTGAGTTGATACCTTGCGACAGCGAAGAAGCGTGGCTTCTCGCTAGAGAAGACGGCATCACGGGCACGGGCGCGTCGAAGGCGATAGGCGTGAACCCGTACACGTCGCGGTATTATTTCTGGTGCATCCTGACCGGAGAAATTTATGATGAACCGATACCGCACGATGATTATGGGCCTGCATATTGGGGTCGTACCTTAGAACCGCACGTCATAGATGTCTTCAGGGCCAACACCGGCTTCGAGGTATGGCAAGATCCACAATGGTCGTTACGGCGCGATGAACACATGAGGTTCATGCTGGGCACGCCTGACGGATACGTTCTCAATGACAGGGGAGAGCTGGGAATACTTGAGGTCAAAACCGGGGGCGCTTACACGTCTCACTGGTGGGACGACGGCGCGATACCTCAGCACTACCTCGTGCAAGTGTATCACTACATGGCGATCACAGGCGCTAGCTATGCGTATTTTGCAGTATTGCTAGGCGGGCAAAACTACCGACAAATCTATGTCCCCAGAAATGAAGATTTCATAACTCAGCTACGAGCAGCAGAGGAAAAATTCTGGAAACACGTAACAGAAAAAATACCTGTCGCGGTAGACGGGCATGAGACAACGAAGGAGGCGATAAAAGCACGATATAAGCAGAGGGATGACGAACAGACCGTTGAATTACCCGATGAAGCCGTTAAGCATGATGAGCTATTAGCCGAGGCGAAAAATCAACTAGCGCACTGGCAAGAGGTCAAGCAGACGGCTGAGAATTTCTTCAAAGATGCGATAGGCGATAACTCGTTCGGTATCGTGCCCGGCACGAACGTCAAGTATTCGTATCGCGGCAGAAAGACGCGACGGTTGAACCGTCGAGTGGAGAGGTAGAGGTAGTGGCTGACAACATAGGCAAAGTAACTGCTATGTCGAGCGCGAATGAATTTCAGACCAAGACTGGCAAATCCGGGCTGAACTTTAAGGCGCAAACAGAGGATGGCGAGGCCATCATGTGTACTATCTGGGGAGGATCTTACGGCCCCACAGATGGGAACATCAACGCCGGAGACGTTATCACGGCCAAGATGATGCAAAAGGGTGATTACAACGGGACTCGCCAGTTTTGGATCAACCCTACGTCGGTGGAGCGCAATGGATCGCAGGCAGGGTCCGCGACGGATTCAGCAGTCGGTGGCTCACAACAGCAGCCAGTAGCCGTCGGCAAAGCGAACCGCGTTTGTTTCGCGGAGGCAATGTCGATCTTCACAATCTGCATGGCGCACGCGAAATCAGTGTGTGACGCGACCTATCCAGAGGCAAGCACGGACGCCTTACTCGAAGCAGCGGAAAAGATTGCTCTTTCCTTTTTCATTGCTTGGCAACAGGGAAAGCTACCCAAGCCGAGCATAGATGAATCAAGCACTGACGACATGAGCGATCTGATCTCCGGCATCGTAGATAACATGAAATCCAAAGGAGCAATGTAGTATGCACGCTAGAGTACAAATCTTAGGCAGACTGGCCTTCATGCCGGAAATGCGCTCGACCGATGATGGTCGGCAGTATTTGAAATTGCGTTTAGCCGCGCATCATCGTCGGCAGAATAAAGAGACGGAGGAGTGGGAAGAAGAAACCTCTTGGTTCAGCATCTTTCTGCACGGGGATCGAGCAGAGCGTGCATTACGCAGGTTCCGAAAAGGGGACTGGATTTTCGTCGATGGGAGACTGAGCGTAGACGATCAAGGCCGCTGCGACATTTGGCCGCACGAGGTGAAATTAGTGCCCACGGGCAAAATGGACGATGCCTACGTGCCCAGCAGCGCCACGATGCCCGCCGAGGAGTCGGATATACCGTTTTAGTATTCGATGGCAAACAGGATGCTGAAGGGGTACGAAATAGACCCCAAGCACGCCCTCACGAAGCAGCAAAAGACAACACTTCATCTAGTTATTCACGCCTGCCTCGATGGCGAGGAGCTTTTCTATCACCAGAATCGCTCAGTGCTGGCGACAGATGAAACAAAGCTGCTCTGGGCAATACTTGGTGACGCGCTTCGTACTTTTCTACGCGGGCTTCCGATAAGCCAGCACGGGAATAGCAAGCACTCGTACTTACGCAGGAGAGATGACGATTGGCTGGATTCAGGGCAATGGCTATTCAACGATAGGTCAAATACAGCGTATCCGTATTTTTCTTTCGAGTTCGTGATAGAAAACCTGCAAACTCTTTGCGACTTTGGGCTATCATCCGATTCGATAAGAAAAGGAATCTACGAGCTAGTCGATATTGAGACGAGAAATCAGTATAACTGGTTGCCGTGAATGTACTCGGCATCGACCCCGGCAGTCATATAACCGGCTGGTGCTTGATAAAAAACGAACAGGTAGCCAGCCACGGGGTCATACGCCTGAGCAGGAAGGATAGTTTCCAAGAACGTCGCCACTCGCTGCGATCACAGATAGTGGACCTATTCGGTTCGCTACTTGATGCTGGGGATCTAGTGGTGGCAATCGAAGATCCTATGTCCCGAGCTATCGGCGTAGCAAAAAAACTAGCCTTGATAAAAGGCACAATCGAGGAGAAGGCAATAGACTTTGGGCACACCTGCATAGACGTTTTGCCGTCGGAATGGCAAGCACTTGCCCGCGATTATGGCGGCAAGATAGAAGGCGAAACAGTAAAGGAAACAAGCCTACGAGTCGCTAAGCAGGAGTTCGGCATCGAGGAACAGGACGCCGCCGATGCGGCATGGATAGCGATGTATGCCGCAAAAATGGTGGTACGTGTCACGGGACGATGAGGCATATCTCGATTTCATCAGGTCGCAACCGTGCAGTGTTTGCAGGTCGTTACCTAGCGACCCCGACCATCATCCGACACGAGGATCTGGGAGGTCCGACGATAAAAAGACTTGGCCCCTGTGCCGTAGGCATCACACTGAGCGCCACGCGATAGGTATACTCAAGTTCCAGCGACGCTATAAAGTCAGAGTTGAAGCGTGCATAGAACGACTACAAGAAAAATGGAGAACTAGAAATGAGACTCAATGTTGATGATGTGATTGATTCAGCGAATACATGGGATGATGTCATCAATACAGGTATCGAGATCGTCGCACTCGGGACTGAGAGTTACTGGATGCTCGGACGGCTAGCTAACCGTGTAGCGGATATGAGATTTGACAGCCCCGACCTGGAAAGCCACAAGAAGTCCTTCAAATCGTTTTGTGCCGAGCTGGGGCAAGGCTATCAGACGGTGAAAGACGCTGCTCGCGTAGATCGACTCGTCAAGCCGTCTATGCGTGCAGAGTTCCCGTTCATGTCCTATGGGCACTGGCGGGAGTTGACTAAGCGCGGCAAGCATAGCCCAGAGGAATTGCGCGAATGGGCCGCCAAGGCATCAGACAACAACTGGAGCGTCACTAAATTACGCGAGGCCGTTTCGGGTCGTAACGTGTACGATCAGCCGATGCACCCTACCAAACTGATGCGTAGGATGGTCGGAAACTGCAAAGACGCCGTAGAAATGGACTGGGTTCGAGTATGGAAAGACGAACCGGACGACATCACTGATTGCGTCAGCGGGCTGGAAAAAGCACTAGGCGCAATTCGCAATGCCGAGACTCGCGCCCGAGAACAAGTGGACGCTCAATTCGACGAACTAGAAATGATTACTACTGAAGGCGATTGATTGTACCAATACAATAGTGTCGGCTCGGCGCTGACTAGGCATTTTTACTTACGAAGCACACTAGGCGTGCCGTCTTCTTGCCGCATGAACGAACAGGTACTTGTGTCATCGACAGGCGAAAATGAGTCTGTGCTTGAAATGGCTGACGTAGGCAAAGTCATAGAGGCGACACTGACTTCTGTGCAGGCGGCGTGCGTGCAGGCAGAGTTTTCGTTGAGCAATATGCCAACAGCAGGTGCAGTTTACGGTGTCAACAAAGTCGAGGTAGTACGTCAATTATGCGGGAAAAGACTGACCCTAGAATCATACACTTCACAGATAGTGACGGCTATGAAGGCGTTGAGGGTGCAATTCGAGTCTCGGGGGTGGCTTCGACCCGATTCCAGCAAGGCGTCTACGTGACTTATCAATCCCCCGAGGTGCTAAAGGGCATAGAGGAGATCACGTTTTATGCGCGTTGCTCACGCGATGAGTTCACTGAGTGGATCGTTGATCGGGATTTCCCGGTGTTCTTCTCTAAGGGGAAATGGCGTTCTACGCGCAGTGAAATAGACACATGGTACAAACAGCAACGTGGTGGAGCTGAAAAAACGCAGTCAACATAGACTCGTGGCTATATCGGGTGTGTTGGCAGTTGAAATAGAGGCTGAAGTTTTTCATAATCTATGGTGGGTCATAAGGCTTGGGCGGCCTTGTGACGGCAACAGGTTCCTACGCATCGGCTACCCCCTGCCGATCACGGGGTGGGGGGCTTGTGCATCTCACAGCGCTAGTCCCCCCACCCTTCGCAGATGACATGATACAAGACAAGCAAATCGTCAGTAAGATCAGCGGGTTCGACATGATGACGTGGGGCGAATTACGTACCTACGAACGCAACGACCTGAAAGAAGAAAACAACCGCGACGTGACCAAGCTCAAGAACGCGATTGTGAATGACGGGTTCACAACGCCATTCTTCATCTGGTCGAACCATCGCTACGTGCTCGACGGAACTGGACGTTGCCTAGCCCTAGAGGAACTAGAAAGCGAGGGCTTTGTCGTGCCCGAATTACCCGTCATACACATTGACGCGGACAACAAAGAGGCCGCAAAGCGCATCGTGCTCATGATTTCGTCTCAGCACGGGGTCATTACGCAAGAGAGCTTGGACAGGTTTATTGAGGACATCGACGCAATAGGCATCGACGATTTCATTAACCTACCGGGGCTAGATTACGGGATGCCGGAACTTCCCGACGACGACGACGACGATCTCCTTGACGACTTCGAGAGTGCCGAGGAGGACGAGGACGCGATAATCACCTGCCCGCATTGCGGTAAAGATTTTGAGTACAATCCCCGATGATGTTGCACGGCGCGGACGCGATATGTTCGTGCAAAGGTGGGCGGACATAGCAACCACCGATACGGCCCTGCTACTAAGCGGCGGCGTAGATTCAATGACCGCGTTATTCGCGGCGTTGGAGTGCGGCCATAAGCCTCGCTGCTATACATTCTACCTGAGCGGATACAAGAGCACTGATCTAGCAGCCGCCCGCAAAGTCACCGATTACTTTGGCTTAGAGCTAATCGAAGTAGGAATACCATCGACACTCGGCGACCTAATACGCGACACATTCGCGGTGATCGACGAGATAAACTGGGAATACTATCTAGGAGTCAGGAAAGTCACGATTCAGACGATGCACCCATTGCTTTACACAACTAAAGCGATAGAGGAGCGCAAGGTCGTAGCTGGGCTAGGCGGCGGCAAGTTAAGTCTTGACTCACGCAAAGCATCAATTGAAATTTACCACGGGGGCGAAGAAGCGGCTGACGACTTACGATGTGACAGGTATGCCGTAGATGACGACTCGTTGCAGTATCAGCGGACCTATCAACGAGCAGGCATAGAATATTTGGACTTTTATGCGTTCACGGACGCATACAGGTGGGTGCGGGAAATTCCGGTAATTGCCTTCAACCAACGCAAAGCGAAGTGGGGATTGGTTAAACCCTTTCTCGACTATTGGAAAAAGAGGCCGATGTATCGAGCGCCAGCACCATACCAAATAGCATCAGGCTTGAGGAGGTTCCACGACCGCTTACTTAAAACGAGATGGAACACGAAAGGCTGGGTGCAAGTTCAAAAAGTCTATCAGCAAATGGCGAAAGAGCGCGGCGTCAGATTCGGTGCTAAATACTACTTCCCTGTACAGATAGGACCGTACAGGCATGAAGTTCATGTAGCGTCGCCCAGAATCAGGGTTTTCTACGACGCCAGCACTCTTGCGGAGTTTTGATGAACGACGTTAGCGTGCCCCTAGAGCTGAATCACGGCGTACTCGGCGTGTACAAGCCTTGGTATATGCGCCTAATGACTAATGGCGTGATCGGCTATGAAGCTACATTCCGTCTGAGGCTCTGTGGCAGGCGATTCCGCTCATACGAAGACTCAGCAACGCTGGAAGACATACCCTGCTTAGATCAACTAGCACACCCTGATCTAGAATTTCCTGTACATGGGGGCATTGACGACCGAGGCAGAGTTGCAGTTCTAGCCAACGATCAAGAATTTGAAATACCGACTACAGTCAAGAATATTGAGTTTCTTTTAATCACCGAAGTCTCTGACGTAGAAAGTCCAGCACTCTTGATGCAACTCTACTTGCGCGCCGTCAAAAACAAACTACCCCTATGGTTCCAGGGCTCGCTAGGGGGCAAAGACGGTCGTCTACTTACTTTCGGTTTCATCCCTGAATGAAGCCCCCGTATGCAATCAAGTCGATGGCGGACTTACCTGAGCCGACTGGACCAAAGGTCGTCTCGTTGTTTTCGGGTATGGGCGGCATGGACCTCGGGTTTCGATTTTGCGGCTACGACATTCTTTGGGCGAATGAGTTCGTGCGCCTAGCCGCTGAAACATACGCCTGCAATGACCGCAGAGCGATACTCGACACTCGGGACATACGGAAGATTGACGGACAAACCGACATCCTCAGCAAGATACCGACGACTGAGGTAGATGTTCTGACCGGATCTCCGCCGTGTAAGAGCTATTCGGTTGCCGGATTATGCGAGGATGGCTGGGGCGTAAAGTCTCACTATTCTGGCGCGAAGAAGCAGCGGACAGACGATTTATTTCCTGAGTACGCACGGATCGTCAAAGAAGTTCGCCCTAAAGTCTTCGTAGCGGAGAATGTACCCGGACTCGCGGAACGAAAGTCCAGAGTTTTCTTCTCAGCTTACATGAGGCTTTTCCGCGAACTTGGCTACCGAGTCGAAGCAAAAATACTCGACGCACAATACCTCGGCGTTCCGCAAAAGCGACGCCGACTGTTTTTCATTGGCGTCCGCGACGACCTCGGCAAAAACCCAGTATGGCCCAAGCCGTTGCCTTACATTTATACGGTTCGAGATGCCATACCCTACGCAAAAAGAGTCCACGTACACGGCAAGGATAGGGCGAGCCGTATCTCGTGGCTACCGGCGGACAAGACGCCGATTCCAACAATTACCGTAGCGCAGATACGCGCTGGTAAGAACGCAAAGAGTTTTTTCGGCAGCAACTTGAACATCCTCACCGACGACAACATTCGTAGGAAAATAACACCAGATGAGGCGAAGGCCCTTTCTACGATACCGGCGGATTTTAGGTTGACTGGCGGAACACAGGCACAGCTCGAAAGAGTAGCGAGGTGCGTTCCGCCAATGGTGGCGGAATCTATTGCGCGGAGGTTGTTGGAATATGTCTTTGGATAGTCGCTATCATGTACCGGGTCGTGCGTGGAAGTTCGATCAATCGGTCACTGATTGTTTCGATGATATGCTCGCACGCAGCATACCGGGCTTATCTGGGTTGCGCGAAATGGTTTCACTACTGACCCGTGTATACGCGCAAAAGTATTCGCTGTGCGTAGACCTTGGGTGTAGCACCGGAACGCAATGGGCGCACTATCACGATTCGTGGTCGCGGCCAGCCGGTTTTACATACGCAGGATACGACGAGTCGGGCAGTATGGTCACTGCGGCTAAGACGAAACTAAAAGGAAAGTGCGTTGAGTCGATTGAACGCCACGACCTGCGCTCTGGATTCCCCAGCGATTTGTATAGCGTCAGTGTGATTTGGGCGATCTTGACACTACAATTTATACCAGTCGAGCGCCGTAGGGGCATTATAGAAAACGCCTATGAATCACTAAACGATGGTGGGGCGTTCATTGTCGTTGAAAAATGCTTCGAGCATACCGACAACCCGTGGAAGTTTATCTACGAGATATACAAAAAGTCCAAAGGGTACACTGACGATCAGATAAACAAGAAAGCGGCGGCACTGGAGAACGTGCTAGTACCGCTTCCGGCGAACGCAACGGTCGAAATGCTTGAAACGGCTGGATTCTACACGGAGTCTTTTTTTCAGGCATTAGGATTTAAGGGCTGGCTAGCCGTAAAATAGGAGGAGAGCATGGACAGACGAGGACTCAAGAACCAAGTCCCGAGAGGCGAAGGCACCGGCATGGTCAAGGGGAGCGCATATTGCGTGACGGCACCGCGCCCTATGCCGAAAACAAAGAAGGCAGGCAACTGATATGTACATGAACAAAGGCGGCAAGAAGTCCGTAACGAAGAAAGGCGCGAACAAGAAGATCGGCGGCGGCAAGCGCGGCGGCAAGGTCAGCAAGTAACAGATAGCTTTTCTGGAGTCTCGTTCAGCGGTTCCCGTAGGCGAGACTTTAGCCTTGCGGTCCTCATGCCCTCAGATGTCGCAGTCTGAACGCCGCGAGGATTTGAACCCCACGTCTGGGCATGACTGAGGACGGCTCTAAAGGCTATCCGCTGCGACAGTGGTGTGGGGTGTATTTTGCGAGGAGGCAATGATGCCAATATTTGACAACAAGCCTGAAGTACGGCGTGGCCGTCCGCGAACCGAAAAGGTGCGCGAGGAGGCGAGGCTGATCGGCAATTACCTCGCGGCGGGGTATCAACCCGCTGAAATCCGCAAAGAACTGAAACTGACAGTTCGGCAGTATAAATACAGGATGTCGATGCTGCGGAAACGGGCATGGGACGCTAAAGAGGTCTGGCCTAAGTTCTTTGCAAAATTAGAGGCGCGTTACCGTCAATTTGAAAGCATCAGGCAGAGGGCGATCAAAGAGGGTAAGCTCGACACGGCTATGCGTGCCGTTGAGAACATGAAGGCTTTAGACCAATCCGTCATCAATGTCGGGCAGGATCTAGGCGTCTACGAGACGAAGGACAAGATCGTCAAGCACAAGGTCGAGGGTCCGACTCTCAGTGTTTTTCATGAGCCGCCGGAAAAGCAAGATGGTGACGGATTTCCAGTCGCCAGTAAGCCTACCGTACATTAGTGGCAAAGCCGTTACACGAGGAGTGGACTTACGACGACATTACCGAGGTTCGTCGCAGGATAGTCCGATGGCGCGAGGACAAGAACGGCCCGATCAAGTTCGTTCGAGAGGCTATCGGACTACACCCCAATAAGCACCAGCAAGAGTTACTACAGGCTCTCTGGTCATTCACTCCGGGGCAAGGGAAGTTCGGCGTTTCGGTAGCTAGTGGACAAGGTTGCGGCAAAACCACTGGTGCCGCTATGGGCATACTTTGGTTCCTCACGGTTTTCGAGAACGCCTTCGTGTATTGCACGGCACCGACCGAGAAACAGTTACATTCAGTTCTCTGGGGCGAACTCGACAAGCAGATCCGAGGTAGCGCGTTCTTAAATCAATTCCTAGAGTGGCGGGCGACTCGCGTACAGGTGAGAGGGGGGCCGCTTAAATGGGCGGCTGTTGCGAAAACAGCCCGTGATGTTGAGGGCCTGCAAGGGGAGCACGCCGAGCATATGCTGGTCGTGATCGACGAGGCGTCGGGCGTCGAGGATCGGTTCTTGGAGGCGCTACTCGGCGGCCTGTCAGAACCCCACAACCTCGCGCTGATGATAAGCAACCCGACGTTGCCATACGGCACTTTTTACGAATCTCATCATTCTGATCGAGGAGTTTGGCACACGCTGCAATTTAGCGCACGCGATTCAAACTTAGTGAGCAAGGCTCATATCGAAAGGATGGAAACGAAATACGGCAAAGACTCGGCCATTGTACAAGTCAGAATAGATGGCGAGTTCCCTGATATTTCGGAGAACACTCTCGTCAATCGAGCTGATATAATTTATTGCAGAGAGCGCGAGCAGTTCGACGTAAAGACGAATCATCCGTGGCATCTAGGTTGTGACGTAGCTCGCTACGGCAGCGACATGACAGCCATATGTATACGGCAAGCGCAGAATATCAAGTATCTCGAACGATGGCACGGCAACTCCGTAGCCGAAACGTGTGGCATTATAGTGGATCTACTACGCGAAAACCCGATGATACAGTTCGTGAATATAGATTCGATTGGTGTGGGCGGCGGCTTGGTTGATATGCTGCACGATCAACAGAGCCAAGGAATCGTCTCGCCTTACGTTGAGGTCATTGCCGTCGATGTCGCGGAATCGGCCTCACGCGCAGAAGAATTCGTGAGATTACGTGACGAATTATGGTTCACGTTTGCGGAACGGATCACTGATCGTCAACTTGCGTTCAGCGACGACGTAGACGACGAGCTTGCAGATCAACTCATAAAGGAATGTTTACCCATAGAGTATTCATTCACTGCTGATGGTAGACGGCGCGTCGATACGAAGGACGAAATGAGAAAAAAGATCGACCACTCACCAGATATAACCGACGCGGCATTACTGGCTTTTCATGAATATTCAGCGGGTTTTATAGGGTTCGTGGATATGAGTGTGTGATGAAGTCTGAACAGCAAACGGAGCCGATTATTCTGACCGGGCATCAGCGGCACATGATCGACGCGGCCATACAAAAGTGCCGCGAATGGACCAACGAGGATCTGGACGAGGGACGCGCACTCGAAATCATCGCGTTCGATTTCTTGGAAAGTTTCTCGGAGTAGGGCAAGACGATGGCAATAGATTATCACGGCGAAAAGTTTCAAGGCTACAACAAGCCCAAGCGAACGCCGAAGCACCCGGAAAAGAGCCACGCTGTGCTGGCGAAAGAGGGCGAAAAGGTAAAGCTAATCCGCTTCGGGCAGCAAGGTGTTAGTGGTTCACCGAAAAAGGCGAACGAATCTGATGCGGCGCGGCGTAGGCGTGAATCGTTCAAGGCTAGGCATAAAAAGAACATCGCAAAAGGCAAAATGTCAGCCGCCTACTGGGCCGACAAGGTAAAGTGGTAGCGGCACCTGGCAATAATAAAGTCTGGTCGAACATACGCTTGCTCTTATTACTCGGATTCAAGCCAGTACGCATAGCCAGTCGATACAGTTATCGCGGGATCACTTCGCAGAAGATCAATACGCGAAATCATGAGCGGTGGCACATTGACGCAAAGAGCGGTTCGATGCGCGGTTCACGCTGCCCGTCGTGCCGGAAGCGTCGGCCTACTGAGAAAAAGAACCTTTGCCGTAAGTGTTTCCTAGCGCAAAAACGCACCGGGCGACGGCGGGGAGATAGAGCGCCAGCATGGAAAGGCGGCGTGGCGGAATCGAATATTTCGCGTTCCCCGCGTTATAAGAGATTCAAGCGATACGTTTTAGAGCGCGACAATCACCAATGCGTCATGTGTGGCTCGACCGAAAAGGTAGAGGTTGACCATATCAAGCCACAAAAAACGCACCCTGAGTTACGATTCGATGTGAGAAACGGCAGGACGCTGTGTTTCTCATGCCATAAGAAAACCCCGACGTGGGGAAACAATGTTCATCGGAGTACATGATGCAGAAATCCAACGTGATCCCCATAGACAAACATCGCACCGAGGATATGGAGGCGTTACGGGACAAGGTTGCTGCGGGCGTGAACTGGAAACGGGCTCTCGTGATGTACGAGGATGAGGAAGGCAACGTGAACATCTCAATTCATGGCGTCCCGGCGACGGACTGCATTGCATGGTTCGAGGTCGCAAAGACGCAGATGATGGTAGAGTTTTTCAGTTGATGGGTGACATAGATGTTACGCGACGCTTACGACAGACCGATCAAGGGGCTAGAGCTTGAGGAACGAACGACACTAGACCAAGTTACCGAGGCGTTCCTACGCGGCCTGCCTTACGACGCAGTTCGTGGTGCTGCGACTGTCACGGAGGAAACCGCGTATATGCGGCAGTCGTGGGTTTACGCTTGCGTAACCGCGATTGCACGGCTCGTTGCTTCGATTCCAGTAACAGTGCAAAGCCGAGTCACGGGCAAGCCGGTGCCGGATTCGCACCCGATTGCCGAACTTTTCCGTCGGCCAGCGCCACGGAAATCCGCTTACGATTTCAAGTTTTCCCTGATTGCTCACTACGAACTCGCGGGCAATAGCTTATGGGCAACAGGTGGCGGAAAGAAAAATGCTACATCGCCATTTCCCTTAGTGCCACTCAACCCGCGCCGAGTCGAACCAATCATCAGCGACCGCACCGGGGAATTATTGAGCTACAAGTATCAGCCAACAGATTCGGCAAGGCATATCTTTTTTCGACCGGACGAACTGATTCATTTCAAGAACTTCAACCCGGAGAGTGAACACTGGGGAATGAGTCCGCTGACGCCAGCGATGCACGCAATCCGCACGGACGTAAACGCGGCTATTTATAACGAAAAGTTCTTTGAGAACAATGCTCAGCCGGGCGGCATCTTGCTCCACAAGAAACCCCTATCCCGCATACAGCGCGATCAGGTTCAGTCGCAGTTCGAGGAAGAATACGGAGGAGTCAATCAATCACACCGCACTGCCGTCTTAGCGGGTGATTGGTCCTATCAGCAGGTCGGTTTAGGTCAGGCTGACATGGAATACCTAGAGCAGCGCAGATTTAGCCGTGAGCAGATAGCGGCTGTCTATGGTGTTCCGGGTCTTCTGATAAACGACCCCAATAACAGCAACTACTCTACGGCGTCAGTCGAAATGCGCCTGTTCGCTGACGCGAACTGGTTGCCAAAGGTCAGGTACATCGAAGATACGCTAGACGCGCAGTTCTTCGCTAAGTACGCACCTGAGCTGACGATTGTGTTCGAGACGCGGGAGGCACCTGGATTGCGAGAGGCGATCTCAGAGCAAATCACTCAGGCCATTGAACTCAACAAAGCAGGCGTTCCGCTGGCTGAATTGATTTCAGCGTTCCGCCTGCCCTTCGACGAGCACGAGTGGCAGAAAAAGTGGTGGATACCGATTTCAATGGTTCCCGCCGACGTTGCCGCCGCCTCTGGCCTACAGCAAATCAAAGACGACAGCTCAATCCTGAAAGAGAAAGAGCAGGCCGAGAAAAAAAACGCGAAAGAGGACGACACGGAATCGACCGACAAGGACCGTGCGATTTCACACGACGCGGCAGATTCGTCTACCTACGAGGATAGAGAAATCTACATCGACAGTTACCGCGAAATCCTGAAACGCATGACATCTCAAATGGAACGCAAGATGTCGCGGTATATGTTCGAGTTACGTGGGCGCGTCGTTCGTGGCGATGAACTCGACGAGACTTACGAGGTCAACGAGTTCAAGAAGTTGGTAGCGGCTCAGGTAGGCGACATACTGGAAAAAGGCGGCCAGAGCGTCTTCGATGAACTCAGCCGAGCCGATGCTTTCTACTTAGAAGATCAAGTGGACGGCCTAGCCTACAACCGTCTAGTAGAGCGATTATGTAAAACGCCCGTAGTGGTCTTACGTAAGATTCAAGATACAAACTCCGATGCCAAGGAAATCATCCGTGGCGTCACTAATAAACTGAAACAACTGGCGCACATGGAAGTAGCCCATGTGTTCAATGCGGGTCGCCTCATGGGAATGGCCTCATGCGGCATAAAGAAACACCAGTGGATCGCTTCGAGATCGAAGGGTTCATGTAACCATGTCAATGACGGTGAAGTACGCGACATTGGCGCAGATTTTAGCAATGGCATTGCGTATCCCGCGCAAGATTATCGCGCTAGGTGTGCGTGTTTAACGCTGCCTGTTGCCTAAAGGGAGAAGAAAAGATGGAACAGCATAAAAGCGAGATCGAAAAGCGCTCGCTCGACGTAGAGATCCGCACTCTTTCCGAGGAAGATCGTGTCGTTGAGTACGTTGCGTCCACACGCGGGGTTGATCGTTACCGAACACGAGTGCTTGGCTGGAATCTTGATAACTACACGAAGAATCCCGTGGTTCTCTGGGCGCACAACAAACAGATGCCCCCTATCGGGCGAGCTATCAATGTCCGCGAGGATGACGAGGTTCTGCGCGCAAACATTCAGTTTGCCAAGAAAGAAACTTACGAGTTCGCGGATACTGTCTATCGCCTGACCCGTGACGGCTTCCTCAAGGGGATCAGTGCTGGATTTATTCCGGCTGAGCGCAAGTTCAACAAAGAGATGAAAGCGGTTGACTTACTGAGCAATGAGCTTGTTGAGCTATCGCCGGTCCCGGTTCCGGGCAATGCTGATGCTCTTACCCTAGCTTTACGTGACGGCATTGTCCCCGCAAACCACGTCGAGTTGATGACGTACAATCACGCTATGAACGCACATCAGATTCGTGGCGTAGAGGACATTGATAAATTGCGTGGTGAGGTCATGAACTGGATCGAGAACGCCGATCCTGTGCAGGTGCAAGTGCCTTCGTCCTATGAGTTAAGCGCGCCATCTACTGAGCAACCGCAAACGATGGCCGAAGAATCGGACGAAACCGAGGCATTGCGTGCCGCGTTAGCAGAACAGCGTGGGGTTATTCAAACCATCGCGGCCATGACGGAGTTCGACATTCGGAATCTGTCGGAAGGCGACTACAACGACTTCCTTTCTCATGTACAGGCTGCGACGGAGCGAGCTGGTGCAGTGCTGAATCGCGCTAATCGCGGAAAACTACAGCAAGCCACTGACCTCATCAACAGCGTCGTCAACTCAGCCGAAAAAGTCGCTGAGGACGTGGCACCGGAGCCGGAGCAAGAGGTTGCCGCACCAGATGACGAGAAAAGGTCAGACGACTTATCGAGTATCATGGACCGATTCGACGAGGTGTTGAATAAAGTGACTGAGATGGCACATCGCAGCGCCGGTCGTAATTTAGTTGATAAAAACACGCCTAGTGCGCTTAGCGGCGATCAGACGGCGTGGATTGATTCGGTTCTTGCGCGTTTGCCCAAGGACTAATGGTCTGGAGCGCGTAGCGCACCTCATGACCGAGACGAGAGGACAGTATGAATTATTTCGATTGGGACTCTTGGAAATTAACCGGGTTCGGCCCCGGCGGGAAAGGCGGAAAAGGCAGAAAGTCTGCCAAATCCGGCTCGAAGAAAGGTAAAAGCAGAAAGGGTGGAACTAGGAAAACTGGCAGCGGCAAGAGAAAGTCGTTGCGCTAACGATTTCCAGAGCAATTTAGCTACGCGCTAAGGAGGATTAGTTATGAGCGAAGAAACTAAGGTAACGCCTGAGACAAAGGCGGCACCGGAAACTTTTGAACAGAAAGCGGACGCGCTGCTTGAGGGCATCGCCCAGATCGAGCAGCGGTACGGATCGCAGCTTGAAGACGCCAAGAAGGAGTTCAGCCAGCTTGGCGAGGTCATCGAGGAGCAGAAGCGACGCCTTGAGGCCATTGAGAACGCGGGACCGGCGGCAGAGGGCCTTGAGGTTCTGAACGAGTATTACCCGGACAACGACGAGGGCCATGAGCGTGCGTTCTCGGATTGGATGACGGATCTCTACAATCGCAGCCTCGGCTTCGAGTCGCGTGCGGGTCAGGACACAACTACCGCTAAAGGCGGTGCTACTGTACCGACCCCGCTCGATAACCAGATCGTTCACATCATCGAGCAGCATGGCGTTGCGCGGCGGGTGTTCGACCGTATTCCGATGACTTCCTTGACGCTGAAGATTCCGGTCGATACGGCTGGGCCTTCGGTTACGTTCGAGGACGAGGACGCGACTATTACGGCGTCGAGCGCGACGTTCCGCCAAGTCACCTTAGAGGCCAAAAAGCTCGCGGCGGTTGACGAGCTGACAATGGAGATCCAGCAGGATGCCATTCGTCCGCTCGTGCCATACCTGACGCAGCTTTTCGGTGAGGCAATCTCCAAGAAAGAGGATGATGCGTGTTTCGTTGATACGAGCCCGTTCACTGGTATCTTCACGGAAACGGCTGCGGCTTCTCCGGCTGAGACGGAAATCGGGCTTGTCCAGACCTCCGGCACGAACGCCTCGACTCTTGCGTACAACGATCTCGTTGACACGATGCACGCCATTGACGAGAACCTGGTGTTCGACGGAACGTGGCTGATGAATCACAACGTGCTTGCACGGATTCGCAAACTGCTCGATCAGGACGATAACCCGATCTGGTCGCCGCTCGCCGGTGGGGAGCCCGCTACGATTCTCGGACGCCCCTATGTCATTGCGAATCGAGCACCCGCTGGGGTGGACGGCTCTGAGAACGCATTGCTCATGTACGGCCAGTGGAGCTACGGCGTCATTGGCGAACGCATGGGCGTGGAAGTGGCGTTCTCTGAGCACGCCGGTTTCACCAAGGCCAACACGTTCATGCGCGTAATCGAGAGGTTTGCGTATGCGACGCTCAAGCCGAACGCTTTCGCGGTCCTGAAAACTGCCACCTAAGTTGACACTTAGGCGGTGAAACAAATCGGCGCGGGGGCTAATCACCCCCGCGCCGTGATTTCAATGCAAACTGAATCAACACAGCAAAGCAATTTACCGTTAGCTAGGGCATATTGGCCCCTGCAAGGCACTAAGAACTACGGCGGCTTCATCGGTTACGGCAACCTGCTCAAGTCACTTCAAAAGTGCATCGTGCCCGACCCAGACAGTGACATATATTTCACGTTGTGCGATCCGGCGAAGTATCGAGCCAGGTCAGACAAGCGCGTCAATATGTGCTTCACGATGTGGGAGCACGAGGAAGTACCGGAAAAGTACGTAGCCAATCTACGGCAAGCGGACGCTGTTGTAACTTGCTCCCAGTTCTGCAAACGGGTTTTCGAGGATATACTGGATTGCCCCGTATATTTTGTACCGCTTGCGATAGACGACCAGTTATTCAGTTATAAAAAACGGTCTAGGCCGCGAGGCAATAAACCGTTTAGGTGGCTATGGCTAAATGCGGCGGACCCGCGCAAAGGTTACGATCACCTAGCTAGGCTTTGGGAGAAGTTTTACTTCAACGACCCAAGAGTCGAGCTGTACATGAAGACGACATCAAACGTCAAGGAACAGATCGTTACGCACGGCAACGTGACGTTCGACTCGCGTATTTTACCGCCCGACGAAATAGCCGCTCTCTATCATTCGGCTCACGGGTTTATTTATCTTTCTTGGGGTGAGGGCTTTGGCTACACGCTAGCCGAGGCCATGTCTACGGGATTACCTTGCGTTGCTACCGAGCGCTCCGGCTACGTTGATTTCTTCAACTCAAGCAACGGCTATCCGGTGTCATATAAACTACACCGCGTAGCACGAGAGCTGTTCGGTTCCGATGGCGAAGATTACAGCAGGTCAAACGCACCGGACGGTAAATACTCGATTGCGATTGGCGATTCGCGCCAGTGCGTGAACTCGATGAACACGATTATGAGCAAGTACGGTCGTGCAATGAAAAAGGGTCTACACGCATCGCAAGGACTTAGAAAGCACTACAATATGCAAACGATGGCGCGTGCTATCAGCGACATATTCCAACTTTATAATTAGGATAAGGCTATGGCACGATCAGGTGTACCTCGGCAAGACCCGTCAACGACAGATGACATCATCGAGTGTATTGAACAGGATCGCGGCGATGGTCAGGGGACTCAGTTAGTACAGACGAGTAATCCGATGTGCCTCGCGGACCTGACCACGGTGTCTGGGCGTGCGACGGCAACAACATCAGACTCAGAATTGATTTCAGAGAAAAAATTACGTGTTCGCCTAGTGATTAGAAATCTTTCAACCTCGGAGACAATGTACATGACAATCGACGGGGATGCGGCGACCACAGCGAATGGATTTCCACTTTATCCGGGTGAAACATTCACAGAGGTTACGTCATGCGGGGCCATACGCGGGATCACGCAGACGGGCACGGTTGATATTGCTTACATTGAGTACAAACTGGCATGAATCTTTTAACGAAAGTAATCGCCACTAGCGTCCTGCTTGTCGTATTATCCCTAGTGACTCTTAGGACAGAGATTGGCGCGCAGTTTATTTCTCACTTGCGCCCGATCTTCAACGCGCTTGAGTTCACCGAGACGAATAATGTCGTGAGCCATGACAGTCAAATTGGCGGTGACAATCTCAACTTCACCAGCAATAAGATGAACTGGGAAGGGGTTCGCGTAGTTCTCGATACGTTCAACAGGGATACCTACAATTCCCTTGAGTTCTCGGACGACTTTAGTATCACCAATGACACAGCGTGTGTTGGCGGAACGTCTGTAGGCGGAAATTGTAGATCGAGGTGCGCTACCGGGGACTCAAACGCGGGGGATGTTTGTTCCGTTGACGCGGACTGCAATGGGGGCAGTGGCGGTACTTGCGACGCCAATTATGACTGTTCAGGCGGGGGAACCTGCACCCCAGATAAACAGGCGGTAATGACACTAGGCGCGACCGTCTATCGTGAAGGACGAGAGATACTGGTTTCGGACCTACCGGATCGGGTATTGCGTATAGATGCGTCACGCACCATGAGTCCTAGTGGTGGTGTGGATTTTAGTGCGGCAACGCTGAATATACCTAATAACACCAACGCCGTAAGCACTACAGCGGGCAGAATACATTTTGACACAAACGCTACGCCGCAGCCAATGATTTCAGTTGGTGACAGCAGTAAAGCATTGCCGATTAGAGCGTGCTCAATC